TCAACACCACCATCAAAGAATGTCTTACGGATAACACCTGCCCACTTGATTAGATTCTCTGCAAAGTCTTTATCACATCCCTGATTGATCAAGATCTTAGTCTCGATAGTAGCAGAAGGATACTCTTGCTCAAATGTGATTGGGAATCTCTCAAGGAATGCTTCGTTGAGAATATTTGTTCCTACGAATCTACCATCATCAGATCCTTTACCTTTAGTGTTAGCAGTAGCAATAACAGTAAATCCTTGAGCAGGTTTTACATACCTACCAATTTTCTTAAGGAATACACCTTTACCTTCAAGGACAGATTGCAAACAAAGAATTTTGTTAGATGCTAGGTCGATCTCATCTAGAAGTAATACAGCTCCCCTTTCCAAAGCCTCAACCACAGGTCCGTTGTGCCAAACAGTGTCGCCATTAACAAGACGAAACCCACCAATAAGATCGTCCTCGTCAGTTTCGATTGTGATGTTGACACGAATCAATTCTCGATTAGTTGACGCACACGCTTGCTCAACTGAGAGAGTCTTACCGTTTCCAGAAAGACCTGTAATGAAGACAGGATAGAATTTATCGGACGCGATAACTTTGCGAACATTGCTGAAGTTACCAAAAGGGACGTAGGAACCATCTTTCTCTGGGATGTATGAAACTTCCTTTGCAGGTTTTGCAGATGGTTTCTTGAAGCACTCTTCAATTTGTTGTGCTGTCAAGTTCCATTTGCCAATACCTGATTTATAAGACTTCAACCTCTTACAGGCAGTAGCATAAGATACACTTAGTTCTTTTGCTGAATTACGAATGTCAGAACATCCTACCTCAACACCAACATTATCAGTTAAGTGTTGAACGAGTTGTTCAGTAGTCACAGGGTTTGGTTCAAAAGGCATGAGTCTAGTTTGTTTGTTTATACATTTAGTATAGCAGATGAAACTGCTATGTGTAGGGGGAGTGGACAGTTTGTTAATCGAACACTGCTGTCACACTTTGCACAGTTGCACCAGGATTTCTTGCTAGTGCAACTTTCTGTGCGTCATTGTAGTCAACAGCAATTACAACTTCTTCAAAAATTGTACCTGCTTTGAAAAGAGTTACTTTACATTTCATGCGATGTTCTCGATAAAGGCATTAAGGATTGTTTTGTTGGTCATCTTAGAACCCATGTGCTTTTTGAATGCACGTTGTAGTTCTGCTTTGGTAGCAACTTCGCCCTTTTGTTTTACTTCAAGGTCGTCAGTGCCATGACCAATTCCATGAGTAGGGATGTAGAAAGATTCGGTAAAACCTGCTTTCTCTTTGATGGAAGCAAACTTGTTTTTCTTCCATGACTTGTCAAGGTTATCAATGAACTCTTGATCAAAGGAAACTGAACGAGCAAATCTATTCATTTCTCCTTTGCTACAGATACGGATACCAATCCAGTTGTAATCAGTAACCTCTCTTAGAAAACCAACCATAGTTTGAGTAACCTCATATGGACTACTACTAATCTTTCTAGTATATCCTGTCTCAGGATCACGAAGGAAAAATACTTTTCCATAAGAATGTTGGATACTAGATACACGATACTGATCTTTCTCGTAGTAGTAACCTTCATCTTCTTTACGCTCTCTCATGTAACTCATAGGATTTGATTCTCCATCAGTTAGACAGACTACGTTTACTTTAGTAACACCCTCAGTTTTCTTTAGTAGATCTACAATCTTACGAGTGCACATCATTGCTTCCGCTAGAGGAGTGCCACCTAGTCCATACTTGTGACAGTAGTTGAGACGATATCCATTCATTGCAAATGCTTGCATGTATACCATCTTCATAGATTCTTCAAGAGATCTCTTGTTTTGCTTTGAAGAGAAGAACTCAAAGAGTTTGAAAGAACTGTCAAAGTTAAGACTATTCTCTTTAGGAGTGACAGCAGGATTCATCTTGGTATCATATCCATATGCATATCCACTCTGGAAACCATACACACGGAATGGAATTTGTGCTTTACGACAGAACCAAACCAAGTTGTATACTTGCTTGAGAGTATCAAGAAGTTGATGATTCATAGATCCTGACCAATCAAGATACATAACAAGTCCATGATTCTTTCCCTCAGGAACTACTGTGACTCTTTTAAAGATATCATCAGTTAGTTTGTACTTGTATAGAGATTGTGTATTGATAACACCAGTTTTAGATGTTGCTGCTCTCTTGTATTCTGCAGCAGACTTCTTCATCTCAAATTGCTTTAGAAGATAATTTACAGATTTCTGTGCACTCTTCTTGTAATTCTCATAATGATTGACAGCATAGTCAACATTACCCATGTAATTATCTAGTGATTCTTTATTACCAAACGCTTGACCATAGAAGTGAAACTTTAGACCCTCTGTAATTTCTTCGGAAGGAATAATGATTTCATCAAGTTTGATTTGTGGAAGTGTTAGATAAACCCACTCTTTAGCATCTTCATCTATAAGTGTCTCTAGTGCTTGTGAAAGTGCTTCCTCGGTAATACTCTTAGTCTCATCATGACCTGATGCAATTTGACCACCACCTATAGGAGATACAGACTTAGTTGTTACTGGTTGATCATCAGATGTTTCTGTAATATCTGTTTGCTTAGATGATGGTTGAGGTACGGATTGTGTATCTTGTCCTTGACCTTCTGTATCAGTTTCCTGATTCATAGAAGTCTCTTCTCCATCATCTCCTTCTTCAGAATCAAATGGAAAGTCAAATTGACTTAGGTCATCATCTTCAACCTTTGGTTTTGCATCTTCAATCTTTTGAGCATGACCATACATTTCATTAGCAAGGTCAACTACATCTTTGAAGGTTTTTGTATTACTTACTTTCTCTACCCATACTTGCTCATCTTCATTGAAAGGCATAGAACTGTTGCCTTTGAAATATAGATTGATACGATCGATCAAAGGAAGAGTCTCTAGATCTTCATGCTTTACACCGAAGAAGTCATCGTTCCAAAGTTCTGTATAACCATCGAAGAAAGACTTACGAAGACCAGGATATGTATCCTTCATCATACGCTCAATACGAGCATCTTCAATTACATTTACAAATGATTGAGGAGCGTCTCCAAAAGGATCGTTAGGTGTATAGAGTGCGTGTCCTACTTCATGTCCTACGAGAAGGTCATATACAGTGTTAGAAGCGGTCTTCCAGATTGGGAGAATAAGAAGACGCTTTTCTACATCGAAACAAGCAGTAGAAACTTGACGGTGCTCTACAGTTAGGTTTTCTGTTGCTAGGAGTCTAGCGAGTGTTCCTTTTACTTCTTGATTGATCATCGTGTTTGCTTTAGATATCTATATGATAGCAGTTCACACGACCAATGGTCAACCCAGTGGACACTTTTTTAACTGTCTACTGGCAGGCACATACCAAATTCCTATCTCCATGTACATTATCTATACGATTAACTGCTGGCCAAAACTTATTTTTTGGTAGATTAGGGAAAACTGCCTGTTCTCTAGTAAATGGATATTCCCATGTCCCACATATTTCTGATTGAGTGTACGGTGCATTCTTGACTATCTCAGGACATTCATTAATCTCTGCTCTTATCATTGCCATTGCTTCACCAAACCTCTCTAACTCTTTCAGTGATTCTGATTCAGTTGGTTCTACCATCATAGTTCCTAGAACTGGCCAAGACAATGTAGGTGCATGAAATCCATAGTCCATCAGTCTTTTAGCAATATCTTCAGCAGTAACTGGTAAATTACGACAATCAAAAATACATTCGTGTGCAACTCTACCATTATCTGCTTTATATAATACGTCAAAGTATGGTTCTATCTTCTTTGCTAACCAGTTTGCATTTAATAATGCCACCTCTGTTGCCTCTCTAAGACCATCAGCACCCATCATTCTAATATACATCCATGTGATAGGAAGAATACTAGCACTTCCTTGAGTTGCTGCAGATACTCTTTGATTAACAAATGGTGCTAGATGTTCTGCAACACCAATAGGACCTACGCCAGGTCCGCCACCTCCATGTGGAATACAAAATGTTTTATGTAAGTTTAGATGACATACGTCTGCACCATAATGACCTGGTTTACATAGACCTACCTGTGCATTTAGATTCGCACCATCAAGATATACCTGACCACCAAACTCATGTACAATATCACATATTTCTTTGATAGTTGTTTCAAATACACCATGAGTAGAAGGATATGTAATCATACAACCTGCTAATTCATTTGCCTCTAGACATGCTTTCAATCTTAGATCATGTATATCAACGTTGCCATTACTATCACAATCAACACTTATAACTTCCATACCTGCCATGATACAAGTTGCAGGATTAGTTCCATGTGCACTCTTAGGAACTAGAATTTTATTACGTTTATCTCCGTTTGATTCATGATATGCTTTGATTGCTAATAGACCTGCATACTCACCTTGTGCACCTGAGTTAGGTTGTAATGATATAGCAGCAAATCCTGTGATATCACATAACCAATCTTGTAAATCACACATGATTTGTTCGTAACCAAGTGCTTGTCCTGGTGGAGCAAATGGATGTATATTATTAAACTCTTCCCATGAGACAGGCATCAGTTCTGCTGCTGCATTTAATTTCATTGTGCAACTTCCTAATGGCATCATTCCATTTACTAATGAATAATCCTTAGATGATAATGAATAGATATATCTCATCATGTCAGTTTCACTATGATAGATATTAAATACTTCCTGAGTCAACCAAGGTTCTTTTCTGACAGGAGTGACCATCCATTTATAATCTCCTACTGCATCTAGAACATGGTCTATTGTATTTTCTTTATGAGGAAAATCTACTTGACTGTCTATAATTTGATGCAATTCAAGTAATGTTGTACACTCATCTAAAGAAACAATATTCCAACCATCCTCATGTCTTACATTAAAATCTGTTATAATAAGAGAACTCTTCCATCTAACGGTATCAAACCCTTCAGATTCATCAACCTCATATCCGCACCATTTCAATGCTAATTGTAGCGTTTGCCTATATTGTAGTACTCTGGTTGCTATTTTTTTCAAACCTTCCGAACCATGGTAAGCAGCGTAAAAACCTGCCATATTTGCGAGGAGTGCTTGAGCAGTGCATATATTGGATGTTGCTTTGTCTCGTCTTATGTGTTGTTCCCTTGTTTGTAGTGCTAATCGTAACGCTGGATTACCTTCACTATCTACCGACTGCCCAACAATACGTCCAGGAATCTTACGTTTATATTTTTCAGTGGTTGCAAAGAATGCTGCATGAGGTCCTCCATAACCCATAGGAACTCCAAACCTTTGCATACTACCAACAGCAATATCAAATCCCATCTCTCCTACAGGTTGCATTAATACCTGACATAGTGGATCTACAATCGCAATCTTAGTAACATTATAAACTTCTGCACATCTTAATAATCCATCTGGATGTTTTAGATTACCATCGTTATTAGGTAATTGAATTAGCATACCAAATGCTTCACCCACATCTTGTAAGTCTACAGTTTCTGTATCTAATGGACGTATGTTAATACCTAATGGTTTTGATCTGGTCTGCAATACCTTTAATGTTTGAGGAAATACTTTAGTATCTACAAGAAATGTATTTTTCTTAGATGCATTAAAAGCAAGTATCATTGCTTCTGCAGCTGCTGTTGCTTCATCTAAAAGAGATGCATTTGCTATTGGTAATCCAGTTAACTCTGTAACTAAAGTTTGAAAATTAAATAATGCTTCTAGTCTACCCTGTGATATTTCTGCCTGATAGGGTGTATAAGATGTATACCAAGCAGGATTCTCTAATACATTTCTTTGAATCACAGGTGGAACTATTGTACCGTAATATCCTTGACCTATCAAACTCCTTTTGATTTTATTATGACTTGCAATATCTTTAAGTTCTGCTAATGCTTCTGACTCACTACAACCTTCTGGTAATTTACTATCTCCACGAAGTAAGATTGAAGTTGGAACTATGTCTCTTACTAACTCTTCTATAGTAGTAAGACCCAAATCCTCTAACATTTGAATCTGTTGTTCCTTTGAAGGACCTATATGCCTTCTGACAAACTCACTAAGAGTCTTCTGACATTTTACTAAAGTCATTAATTTTTTCAAATTTGATAGTTCGTAGAAACTTATCTACGAGAATTTCACCCTTATGACTGATAACAAATACATTGGAGTCATTACCAAAACTTCTTAGAATTTTAAGAAGTTCTGTAGTTCCATCTGCATCAAGTGAACTGTCAAATACTTCATCAAGTATGAGAAGATTAGTTGCTATACTATTCTTCATTCTAGCAATTTCTCTCCAAGTAAACAATAGTGCTAGATCAATTTTTTGTTTTTCTCCTTCAGAAAAAGAAGAGTAACAAAACTCATCTCTAAAACGACTTTTGATTATTTCATTGAAGTTTTCGTCAAGGGTAAAATTAACGAAGAAGTCCATACTGTGCAGATATTTATTAATCAAATTGTTAAAGATCGGAACATATCTTTTAATTATTTGACTTTTAATACCAGAGTCTTTAAGTAAGTTAGCAACAATAAAATACTCATCAAGAGTTTCAGAAATCTTACCACAATTTTTTTCAGTGATACCTAGTTCCTTATTGAACTTAACAAGAGTTTCAGTTTCCTTTTCAATATTAGGAGTATTAGTTTGTAGTTCAATCAACTCCTGATTGATTTGTAAGTTTTCTTTTTCAAGACGGAGAATGTCTCTATCACTATTATGAACATCTGTTCTTACAGAATGACATTGCATAGAGATATCATCTGCACGTTTGACAACTTCTAATAGATCTTTGATTTCTAATTTTAGATTATTAAAATCTTTTGCAAGTTTTGCACCTTTAGTTTGTAACATGCTAACTCTTCCAATTTTAAAGTCATCATCAATTATCTGAGTACAAGTAGGACACTCATCATGAGTTTCTAAAAACTTAATATCTTTTTTTGCATGTTTTAGTTCTGCATTTATCTCTGCTTTATTACTTTCAAGATCAGAAATTACTGCTCTTTGATCATCAACGTTATCTAATTCTTCTTGTAATCTATCTAATTCTAATTTATTTTTTTCTCTTTCTTTTTCTAATCCTTTGATCAACGCATCATTCTGAGTGATCTTAAGTTGTTTCTCATCCTGTCTTGTTTGATTAACTGCTGTTAGAGAATTAAGTAATTTTTGTTGAGATTCAACTTTCTCTTTCGCTAGTCTCAACATGTGAGCACAATCTTTATTCTGACTATTCGCTGACCTTACTCTGTCTTTCAACAGATGATTCATGTTTGAGAAGATATTGATGTCCAATAGATCTTCGATAACTTCTCTGCGGTGAGGTGCGGATAGTTGCATGAAGGGGACAAATGTGGATGAACCCAAGATGACGACTTGTGTAAAGGACTTGAAGTTGAGTTTGAGAATTGTTTGTTCAAGATATTTCTGCGTGTCCTTAACCGCAGCGTCTTGGTCAATGAGTTTGTTATTGTGATAAAGTTCAAAGACATTTGGTTTGATACCTCTAAAAATACGATAGTCGTCTTTACCAATAGAAAATTCCAGTTCTACTTTGGTAGACTTTTCATTGATACTATTTACCAGTTGTCCTCTTTTTATCTTACGGAAAGGTTTATTAAATAAAGCAAAACAAAGTGCGTCTAATACAGTAGACTTACCTGCACCATTTAGTCCAATAATCAAAGTTGATGAACTGTCTGTAAAATCAATTTCAGACCATTGATCACCTGTGGAAAGAAAATTCTTCCACTTAATTTTTTCAAAAACAATCATTTAATCAAATTTTGGAATAGTCAATTCATCAGGTTTTATTATAGCATAGTTATATCCATAACTGTCACAGTTCATAGCAATTATATCTGTGTCTACTTCCATTATATCCCATGGACCTCCGTTCGCTTCTTTTGCTTCTAACAATGTCATATATCTAACAGCATCATCTTCTTCTTCAAAGACTTGTACTGTTTTTATTTTGGTTTTGTCTTTTACTGCGTAGACACCACCTCTTTCTTTTTGAGTTAGAATAAACATTATAGTGCACTTGCCTCGACGTATAGCGATCTCATAATATTTTTAATATTACTTTTGTTCGCTTTGATATCTATCTCATCTATGTAGGTATCTAATAGAGTCATAGTATCTTCGGTCTCTACAACAGATCCATTCTCGATTCCCACACTTATGTCTTCGATAATTTTAAGATCTGCTAAACCAATATCTTGTAGTTGTCTTACTCTATAATCAAACTTAGAATAATCTCCTTTATTTTCTACAATTAATTTGACGAATGCTCCTTCCAATTCTTTCTCGTTCGGTATGCTAACTCCAGAATCATAGTGAAGCTTATAAAAAATATCAAAGGGATTTCTGTAAAAAGTAGTTCTGAGAGTTTCTGTGTCGAAGACATGGAATCCTCTTTTGCATTTGTAGTCATTCCAATAAAGTTGATAAGGGTTTCCTAGATAATAGATATTATCTCTATGTGATTTTTGATGATAGTGTCCTGTAAATACCTTCTTAAATTTACTTACAAATGAAGGATCCATTCCATTTTCCATGTAATGACCAGGATGTGCTTCAAAACCATTTAACTCTAGATGTCCCATGGCAACTGAAGCAGGACTTTGAGTTATGGTATAAAGAGTTTTATCATAGTTATCATCACATATCCAAGGAATAAAACAGATATCTAATCCACCAAAATTAACTGTGCATGGTTCATCATACACTGTAATGTTATCATAAGAACCAAGTAGTTCTTTAGGAGCATTTACTCTTAAAGTATTTTTATAGTAGATATCATGATTACCAACAATCATATGCATCTTTACACCCAACTCTACGAGAGGGTCAAACCACATTTGTTTTGCCTCGTTTAGAGACAAGAAGTTGATAGATCTACGTTTATCAAACGTATCACCAAGATTAATTACAGTATCAATACCTGATGCTTTAATAAATGGAATTACAATTTGACTATAGAATTTTCTATAGTGATTAATAAAATGTACATTGTCATTTCTTACACCGAAATGTTGATCAGTAATTAGTAATAGTTTCATCCGAATCTTGACATTGGTGGTTGTGATCCTGTAAGAGCACGAAAGAAAAAAGTTAGTGTTAATCTTTCTTGATCTTTACCAAAAGTTCTGGTGCAATGATATGCTTGACTATCGTAAGCAATCATACGATTAAAAACATTTTTAAATGAGATAGACAGATCATATTGACTTTGTACTCTATTATACGCTTTTTCATAGTCTTCGTCAAGCACTTCTTCACCACTGTAATGTTTTTGCTTTATTTGTGTATCTTCATCCTCTGTCCATGCGTAACCATTTTTTTCAATATAGATGTCAGTTCCTGTGTCTCCTTCTGGGACTCTATCAAGATAGATGAGACCGCCAAATAAAGCTGATGAATCTTTATCGATCCACCCACAATTTTTAGGATGATACTGATCAGGATGCAATGGTTTTATTTTATGGAATCGTAATTCTGCCATCCAATTAACATTATTATAATTATTCCAATCATTACTATGATAAAAATTTCTTAGAATACGATTACCAACATACCTATCTAGGTTTGGATTCAGATTATAAAGAGTATCAGATCGTACACCAGTATACTGATTATTTTCTATAGGAAAATATTCTAAAGTTTGTGCATAGTTAACAATTTTTTGAGCATCTTCAAAGAAGTTCTCACATGAGATAATAGGAAACATAATTAAAATCTTGAGAAGGGTGGATTAGGACCAGTAAGTTGGTGAAAGAAAAATGCAATAGTTAGTCTTTTTTGTTTATGTCCAAAAGTATGAACTCTATGACATTGTTGATTATTAAAAACCATCATTCTATTATATCTATTTTCTACTCTAAGAGTCTCCTCCCAGTTATCATTAACTGATCTCCATGCTTTTTCATATTCTTCATCAGATACTGAAGAGGGATCTTTATAAAATTTTCTTTCTATATTAATAGCATCGTCTTTGCTCCAGAAATATCCTTTCTTTGCTTGAAGAATATCAGTTCCTGTACCTGGTTCTGGATCAGGATTTAGATAAATGATACCACCAAATTTAATTGATGAATCAAAATGTGCCCATCCGCGATTTTTTAAATGATATTGTTCTGGATGTGAAGGTTCAATGATTTGAAATCTAATATCAGCAATCCAATTTAGATCAGTTGTTTTAGAAAACTCACCTGCATGAAACCAACTTCTAAGAATACGTTGTCCAACATACCTATCCAAGTCTCTATCAATGATAGAAAAAGGTGCAGATCTTGCACCAGGATATTGTTGTTCTTCTGCAGGTTCGTATTCTAACGTGTCCGCTAGTCTTACAAATTCATCAGGTCTTTCAAAAAAGTTATCTTTAATTGTAGTAGGTATCATAATTAAAATCTAGATGAGGGTGGATTAGGTCCAGAAAGTTGAAAGAAGAAAAATGAAATAGTCAATCTATTTTGTTTATGTCCAAAGGTATGAACTCGATGTGCTTGTTGACTATTGAAAACCATCATTCTATTATATCTATTCTCTACTCTAATAGTCTCTTCCCATTGATCGTTCGTTGCTCTCCATGACTTTTCATATTCTTCGTCAGATACTAAGTTAGGATCTTTATAAAATTTTTTTTGTGTATTAATAGATTCGGGTATAGATTCAAAATATCCTTTCTTTGCTTGAAGAATATCGGTTCCTGTATCTGGTTCTGGTTCTGGATTCAGATAAATGATACCACCGAACAGAGTTGATGCATCAAAATGTGCCCACCCACGATTTTTTAGATGATATTGATCTTCATGTGTAGGTTCATTAAGTTGGAATTTAATATCGGCAATCCAATTTAGATTAGATGACCACGAAAATTCACCTGCATGAAACCAATTTTTAAGAATACGTTGTGCAATATAACTGTCTAATGCTTTATCAATAACAGAAAAAGGTGCAGAACGTTTACCAGGATACTGTTGTTCTTCGGCAGGTTGATAATTTAGAGAGTCTGCTAATCTTACTATTTCATCAGGTCTTTCAAAGAAGTTATCCTTAATAGTAGTAGGAATCATCTTTTAGAATTCATTTCAACACGAGATTTAATTTGATTATATTCTGCTCCTCCATCTCCATCAACACTAAACACATGATCATATCCAGACTTTTCTAAAATTTTATCTTTGATATCCATCTGACGTTTCTCTTTTGCAATACGTCTTAGGAATGCGTAGTATACGATTTGTGTAAAATATGCAAATGGGTTTCTTGATTTGGCAGGATCAAAGTTGTCAATGTACTGAATACAGTTCTCAATACCATCACAAACCATATCATCCTTATACATGTAGTTGATAAAGTTTGGTCTATATGAAAGATGCGTAGCAATTTTTAAAAAGCATCCACCAATATAATTACTGACGCGAGGTTTTGGTAAGTTTTTTTCTTTAGCAATATCTACTTTCTCTTTATACTTAATAATTGCAGCAAGAAATTCTTGGTTATCAACATAGTGTTGTCGCTTTTTAGGTGCTGCTTTCTTCATATAGGTTTTATTTGATATTCAAAGTATAACATAAATGGAGGGGCTTGACAACCCTCATCATTCTATGTATACTAACACTGTAAGGGTTCAAGAGCGATATAGATTCTCAAATCTCTTTCTAGCTTCTTCAATTTTTCCTAGATACCCCTCGGAATCTTTTGCAGGTGACTGTCTTTTATGGGGTTCATTTGGGTCGAGGTCGCCACCGATAAACGCTTCATACATTAATATAATTGGTTTAGACATAGTTCCCATTGTAACAATATCTCTATCTCTAACAATAAAAAAATCTTCGTCAGACATGGGCATCCACTTGGTAAATCCCATACCACGCATTACTTTATTCTCACTAATAGGATTTGTTATTGTGTGTATGACTACAGGATCTTGCATAAAAACAAGACACTCACCACCATCTTCAGTGATGACCGCTTTGGCGAGCACTTCTTCACCACTTACTAATTTAAAAATTCCGTGAAAGTCTTGGTCTTTTTTTGTGTAATTAATCATAAGCTTTTACTTTTACATCTATGATTTCATAATGAAATTTTTCTTCGTTGTAAATTTTGACTCTTTCCATAAGATGATTCAATGTATAATTGTTTCCTCTATCAGTGGAAATGTCATCTGCAATATCATATAATGTTGCTTGTGACTTATTTTCTCCTTTCCTTAATACACGTCCTATAGATTGTAGGTTGCGTACTCTAGACTTAGAAGGACTAGCGAAAATAATGTTATGTAGTTTTTTGATATTGATTCCTGTGGAGAAAGTTCCATAGGATGCTACAATGATAGCGTTATCTGATCTCTCAGTTAATACTCTAACATCTTCGCGATCTTCAACATCAACACCTCCGTGAACGAAATACACGGATTTGTCTGTATGACTATTTATCAAGTTGTAAAGAGGCAGACCGTGCCTTTCTACATAGTTGAATAAAATTAAAGTATTACCTTTTAGATCTGTTGCTAGGTTTCTAATAAATTTATTACGTCCTTCATGGTCTACTAAGTAATCTATTTCATCTTGATATCCTTCAAATATTTTTTCTTCATGCTTAAGAAGTATTACTTTTACAGTTAGTTTAGCAAGATGACCTTGTTTAATTAGTTCATTTGTTTTAGTGACCTTAGAACATCTACCAAATAATCCTTCTAATACTAATTGATTTACATTTGCACCATCTAATGTTCCTGTAAAACCAATACGATATTTACATTTATGAAGTTTTGACATCAATGTAGTCAGTGACTTTGCTTTAAACTGGTGTGCTTCATCACCTATCACTACATCAAATCTATCAAACCACTTACGAGGTTCTTTGTAAATTGATTGCCAAGTAGTAATAACTACGCTATGATCTGTATACTTGTCTGCACCTGCATAGATTTTATGGCAATCTTTGGTTCTCCAACCATAGTCTGCAAAGTCTTTATACATTTGTTCTACAAGTGATGTAGTGGGAACTACAACTAAAACATTTCTACTCACATTAGTATGGTATCTAATTAATGCATAGATCATCAATGATTTACCGCTTGCAGTTGGCGACAATAGGAGTCGTCTGTTGTATCTTAGGGCTTCGTATATTGCTTTATACTGGTAGTCCCTTACGGGAAATGGTACGCGAAGTGATTTCACGAATTGACCAACAGCCTCTGGAGTCACAAACTCATTAGTTTCTTGAGGGTGACCAAAGTTTTCATGCTCTTCTATTGAATATTGATATCCTTTTTCTTCTGCCCAATCTGTAAGATAATCTACAAGACCACAATATATCTCTCCTGTTGCAGGTGAATATAATCTTATCTTTCCATCCCAACCTTTATATCTTCTTTTTTTCTGCATAAACTTCGCAGACTCTACCTCAAAGGTAAAGAAATCTGCTAGTTCATAATTCAAATGAGGTTCTGCTTCAACTTTTAAGTAGACTTCATTCTTCTTAGAGATAAGGAGGTCCATAAAACCATGCTACAAGTGACTTTCTCAATCCAGATGTGACAGGTCTTACCCTATGCCATTGATCACCTTGGAAAAATACTGCAGATCCTTTAGATTCTTTTATAGTAGAATATCTTGGTTCTGCCTCTGGTTTATATATCTCAATATCAAACTCCCCTCCTTCGTATTCACTAGGATCATTTAAAAATACAGTGCAACTGATCTTTCTAACCATACCATTCATCTTAGGATCAGGTCTTTTATGTTGATCTACATGCCAACCATAGTGACCACCCTCAGGATATATTCCAAACTGAACTGGTTCTAAACCTTTTATACTTAAGTTCCAACCTGACAATTCATTTATTTGTTTTGCCACATCAAATAACATTTGTGCCAAATCATTATCATATAACCATGCTATCTGACTACTTCTAGCAGGTGATTCTGGATTATTGTTTGTACCTGCTTCTTTCATTTCTAGATCTGATTTAGATATTGCAGATCTAACAATATTCATAGCAGCAGGTGCTAATTGAATAACTCTGTATGCGTCACCGTATTTCATTAAAATCCATTTTTAAATTTTTCCCACTCGATAGCGTTCTTAATTTGGAAATTACGATTACCAATTTGTCTTAGAACACCTTCAAGAAAGTTTATGATCTGTTCTATGTAGTCGATCTTATATTGTAGTTTACAGATGTCCTCATCAGACTCTATAAACATATTAACTTCTTCTTTTGTAGTAAGTTTAAAATCAAAAGGCATTTCTTTGTATACCTTTGATGGTGCTTTACCTTTATAATATAACCATTTCTCTCTAATAAGTCTTCGCATTTCTATTTCACGTTCCTTTTTCATCAAGGAGTACGTGTTAAAAAATTCCATGTAACGCATATGAAGTTGTGGAATCTTTGTAGATTCTTCGCAGTATAGATCAGTATCGATTACACTATCTTTTTTCCACATCTCCTGTAGAGATTCAAGATTCATACACCCTGATCCTTTTCACGTTGAAACCATTCTTTCATTGAAATCTGATATCCAGATTCCCTACTGGGAGGTTCCTTGATCCCCTTCATCTTTTTGTAGTCGTTGTGCATCGCTTGGAGTAACCATGCCTGTGCTAGTTGACTCGGACCTTCTTTCAACAATCGGATTTGTAATTTCGAGAGACCAGCCTTCATCTCCAAATACTCCAGTCTCCACGATGTTGTGTCTTGTTTGTTGCTCATTTTCCTCCCACTGGGATTGGATTTTATCTACCTGACGATCAACGTCGTCCATAGCC